AGGGGTTTCACCATCGCATTTATGCTGCTAAGCTGACCATGGCGACTTGCCAGAATCAGTTCCTGGAATTGCTTCCAGTATTAAGGAACGATCGAACCGCAACCATATATCCGGACTGCATGGTAGTGATACCACATCAGCTCGGGTCAATGGAGGCAACTCGGCCGTCAGATCCACAACCCTTTTGGGGTCCAAATCTGAAGATTTCTCCTTGCCTCGCGGCAGAGAGGGAATCCAACCTTTTCTTAGCTTTACATCACGCGATTTGGTGTACGAACAGACTGAGAATGGACCATCCTCTGATTTAAGGAATTCGTCCATTTTATGGGAGCGTCTGCCTCCCGATTCCGTAGGTAATGCGGACAGTCCTGAGCAGAAGTCGCGTAAACGCGACTCACTGTCAAGCCCGGTTAGGGGAAGACTATGGACATTGGTAAAATACCGATGTAGCATAGCCCAACCGTCTATTGACATTTCAACCGTACGGGGCACCAGGCTCCACGCTAAGCACTGCCATCTCTGGTAATGCTTATTGAAGCGCATTCTGGGGCGCATGTTCTCAGGAACTTCTACGAGATAGGGGCAAGCTTCTTCGCTCGTCTCCCTGTCCGGGATTGGTCCGTATATTTGGAACAACCACCCTGCGATTAATTCGTAGGTATAGAAGTACGAGTTCTCATGATATGAGTTGGCATACGAACTCCAACTCGAGAGAACTTCTGGGCTTAGACGAGGAGACCACACAGTCCTAAGTCGGACTGGAGTGACGTCGACACCTCGGAAGGCATCAACGCCACAGGATTCTCGAAAGAATCCGGTGGTATAACTCTTGCTGCGGTTGATCTTTAAACCAAACGCCTCAAGAATTGTCATTGCGTGCGCGGCGTAACCGCTATTGACAACAACATCATCGCCATACACCAAGATACCCTCGCGGGTATCCGCATCGTCGGCTCCAACGTAGAGGAGAACCCATACAATAAGTGCTAGAACAGGGAAGCAAACTGCTGACCCCATTGGCGCGAACTTACTGAGTTCAATCACCTTTCCGTCCGGTAACCGAGTAGTTAGAGACCTACAACTCAACAGGGCGTTTATTACGTGCCCCGGGAGAAGTAGTTTCACAAGACCTACCGAAACGCGATCGCTGGCCTCGTTGAGGTCCAGAGTCGCGTATTGTCCATACTTGGAGCCGATTAAAGCTCCTTTCTGGTTTGGTCCCTGGTCTGTGAAGTGAATGCTATGCTTTGTTAAGGCATGGCACTCTAAGTGTCGGATAATTGCCCGCATAAGACCCTGCTGCACCCACATATTACTGTGAGATTCGCAAGAGATAATACGAGGACCGCGCGAATCCTTCGGAACAAGTACAATCTTGGCCGAATCCTCGCCCACTTCGATTGCTGCAAGCTGATTAGGCCTGTCGCAAACATGACTCAAAGACGCGAAAAAGAATGCGTCGATGGGGTATTCTGCGGCTAACCGCTCGGATACACGTTTGAACGTCCACTTTTCCCAAAGCTTCTCTCCAGTGGAGAGGGCTCCGGGTCCGTTGGACGGTTCAATGTCATGGGGATCGAAATGCTGGAAGACTTTGGAGAGAATTCTCCTAGCCTTCTTGATCAACGACGCATAAGGAAACTTAGAATCAGTACTACCGATTCTATCATAACTTCTGCTATCGTTCGAACTATCGATCGCGTGGGATATTGAGTCCCACTTCGTCGACCAACACGTAACCTCTCGCTCAGTTTCTTCAAACTTCGCGAGTACGTTTGCTTCCGTCTCTTTATCATAAGGGAGTTCATATTTGTACGCAAAGTACAAGAACATCCTTAGTGACTTGATGCTCCTGACACAGGGGTCTGTTAAGACCCTACCCTTAGAGTCAAAGACTCTCTCAAACAACTCTCCGAGCAGGAGAGGTATTTGCGTGTCCTCCTTGGTTTTGAAGCCAAGTTCATGAGGACATATGGTAGACGCACCCGACAGCGCAGAGTCAACTGCTTTGCCAAGCGCGGGTAAAGCCTTCGTTAAGAAGGCAGGTCCTTCCATCACGACCCTACGGTACACTTGTTCGGAGTACCTGTGGAGTGATTCAGGTGATATCACGTCCCTATGGAACGTTTGCACGTCACGTAGGAGGGCGACAGCCAGATATAAAAGCTCTGGTGAGCTTACTGACTTAGCTTTTATGGGATCCATATATACG